TTTTTATAATAGATCATGGAGTATACTCCGTAATCAATATTTTGTATGATGTGACATTAGTTGAATCAGGTGTCACCCTTAATTCAATTAGTGCGTCTACAACTACATTACCAGGAGTGTATGTTACATCAAAGCTACCCACTCCACCATTTATTAATAAACTTCCATATTCATTCCATTGAACAATATTGCCCAATATGACTGAAGAAATTTTCGAAACTTGTCTTGTACCACTTCCCAAATCTGTTGAAATAATATGAAAATCTATGCCTGAAACATTTGCCGCTTCAGTAGACCATAACAATTGATTAGCTGCCGTAGACGATGTAGTTGCCGCATACACAGAACTAGTTGAGAACTTATAAACACCTGCACCAATTTGAGTAGTATTAGCTACTAAATTACCAGCTACTTGGAATGTATTAGTATTTTCATTAAACGTTAAGAAAGCACTACCACCAAACAAGCCATTATCATTATACTGAACTTGTGTGTTTGACCCACCTGGTACTCCATTACCACCACCGTTACCACCACCTGCTGTCCAAGACAAGTTACCGGCGCCGTCTGTACTTAATACATATCCATTTAGACCACCGGTGATATGAATGTTTGCTACATTTCCTAATGTAACATTAGCCGAACCTGTAGCGTTTAAATTACCATTAACAGTTAATAGTGCCGCAGAACTTATTACAGCATTATTACTAAATGTAGCTGTACCTGTTACATTAAGATTAGTTGTAAAGGTAGTACCTGATACTGATATAGTTTGTGAGCTAAGAGTATTTGCTACTCCTACATTACCTATATTTGCATTACCTGATACACTTACTGACGTAAGCGTTCCAACACTTGTTATGTTAGGTTGTGCGTTTGTATAAATTGTGCTTGATACTAATGCATTAGCAACTTGTCCAACAATATTTGCGGCCGGTACATTTGTTAAGTTGTTCGAAACAATATTACCATTGCCACCATTAATAACTAAACTATTTCCGGAAGCAGTTAATACTACATTGGCTAAGTAAATTGAATTACCTGCTAGGTATATATCTTTCCAACGATTGGTATTATTACCTAAAGTGTAAAGATTGCTAGTTGCTGGTATTAGATTACCATTGACAAAATTAGCATTTAAATTACCAATAATAGCATTGCCAGATACTGATACATTTATTAATGTACCAAGACTTGTAATATTAGGTTGACTACTTACTGTAACATTTCCTGCAAAGTTTGCAAAGTTTGATGTGGGTGCATAGTTTGAGTTAGCGATACCAGTTAGTAACGCACCATTACCTAAAAAGTAGTTAGCTGATACATTGCCCGTAACTGATAATGAAGTTAGTGTACCAAGACTTGTAATGTTCGGCTGTGCGGCAACTGTAACATTACCTGCATAATTAGCAGAATTAGCTGTTATTGCACTAACATTTGTTATTTGACTTCCGTCACCTATAAAGTAATTAGCAGTGATATTTCCGTTTGCTGATATGTTAGCAATAACAATATTTCCACTACCAATGAAATTGTTAGATACAACATTACCTGAAACAGATAATATATTGGTTGTTTTATTGTATATGAACCCAGCATCACCACCAAAGTTTCCTTGGTCGTTGAACTGAACTTGTGTATTTGCGCCACCTGGAGTACCATTACCACCGCCACCATTGCCACCTGGTGCCCAAGTTAATCTACCTTCACCGTCAGTTTGTAAGAAGTAACCGTTTTCACCGCCGGCAATAATAATATTACCAACAGGTCCTAAATTTGATGTACCACTAACAGTCAACCCGTTTAGGGTGGCTATGCCGTTATCATTTATAACTAGTATCGGTGGTATACCTACTGATAATCCACCATATAAACCGAAGGGTTCAACTGCCATTGTTCATCCTAAATTTTATCTAATATATTATTTATCTATAAACATTATCTTTTCCCTACAAAAAAAACACCCGTTAGTGCTTTTTTATTAAATATATAATGCTTACACGACAACCAACTAGACCACTATGTGAACATTGTAATGTATCATTAGCAAAACCAAATGGTGTGAGTAAGCACGGCTTTACTAAGTGGCACAAGTACTGTGTTGATTGTGCCAAAGGTGCATATAACAGTAAGTACGGTTACTTACTATATAAGAAAGACAAGTGTGAAAAGTGTGGCTTTGTGCCAGAAGATAAATGCCAACTTGATGTTATCTATAAAGACGATAACAAAAAGAATAAAGATAAACGCAATCTAAAGACACTGTGTGCCAACTGTAATAGATTACATCAGAAAAAACTAAAAGAAAAACGTAAAAGTATTTTGGATATCACAAGTGATACTGACTATACTCTTTAATAGCTTTTTTCCTCTACGATTGTGCTACCCACAAGTTCATTGATTTGTTTTTTAAGACCGGCACGTAAATCATTCTTTAAATAGACTTGTCTAGCAGTTTCAACGAAGTCTTCACCAAAAGTTTGATTCTTTTCACATTCACGTTTAAAGTTTTCAATGTGCCATAATTGTCTGTTGACAAGTTTAAGAGCATTACGTTCTACTGTAATGTCTGGTATGGTTAATGTGTTTAATACAGTAGCAAGATGTTTTAATTCTGTGTGAACATTCTCTAACTTTTTAGGATCAAACAAGAACTCTAGTTTAAGTTCCAAAATAGTAATCTTGTCTATTAGTTCACCGAGTGAGATTGGGGCAAGTATAATCATATGATTATATAGTCTATAAAATCATACCCAACAAAAAAGCACACCTGAGTGTGCTTGATTGTAACTTCCCATCCCGAGGGTTGTAAGTTTGATTCCGATTTATTGGAATGTAAGATTTTGAACTGCAATCTCACCAACGTAATCAGCCGCATTACCAAAAGATGATGCAGTGTTAGTTAATTCGATGTAACCATAACGTGTCATAAATGATACGACTGGTTCGAATGTTGATGGATCTAGAACAACACCACTGCTCATCAATGGAATGTATGGGCAATAGAATGCTGCCGCGTCAGTTTCGCTAGAACCTTTATAACCAACTAATACTGGTGTAGTATCAGGAGCATAACTGTCAACGAACACACGCATAGCGCCGTTCAATGTACCAACGAACTTAGTGTTAGTTGGAGCTTCGAAAGTACCTTCTGTTGTACGAGCAAACGCACTAGTAGTTGCAGATTGCAATACTGTTAATGCCGCGCTAGAAACAACAGCCCAGTTACCTGCGCCACGACGTGTACGTTGGGCGATCAAGTTAGCAACACGGTTGATTAGAACAGCTAAGGCAGCGTGTTCGTCACCAACGTAAGTAGCTGTACCTGATACAGTAGCTTGGTTGTATGTATACTCAGTAGATGCTAATGTACGCAATGACAATAGAATCTCTTGGTCAATCTCAGCAGTAATCTCTTGTGCAAGAGCTGCCATGATTTCTGCTTCAACGTCAATACCATGTTGAGACTGAGCATCTTGTGCTGCCTCAAATGTCCAACGTGCTTGCAATTTACGTGACTTAGCTTCAACAGCTTGACGCAAGATTTGAACGCTGATCTGACGACCGCCGTTACCTTCAAGAGCCGCAGTGTTGTTACCTGTGTAACCTGTTGCAGTTGCATCGTTAGATGGCTGACGTGAATATGCTTGAGCAATAGTGAATGGGCTCAACGCTTCTTGACCAGCAGTAACGCTAGTTTGAGCGGCAGAGTTGTCCACTAAGTTTTGTGCATAACGTACACGTAGTGTATGAATCTGACCTACTGGGCCAGTCATTGGCTGAACGCCAACCAACTCGTTAGCAATAACAGTTGGCATAACACGACGGATAACTGGAAGAATCACACGGTTTAATGTAGCGATGTTACCAGCAGTAGTTGTTCCTGCTGAAGATTCAGCAAGTAGTTGTTTCTTAGTGTTTTCTAAGATAACACCCATAGTTGAGCGGCGAGTGCCCTTTAAGCCTTCTAACAGAGCTTCCTTGGTCTCGTCCCAACGGCTTTCTAATAGAACTTTTGACATTTATATTTCTCCTAATCTATGTCTTTTTAATTAAAGCCCTGCCAGACGCTTGATATCTATAACGTTGTCACGTTGTTCCATATCAACTTCTTGTTTGGCAGCTTTATCCCCTGTAACTTCACTAATCATCTTTGACTCAGTTAAGCTAGACTTTACAGCCTTCTTAGTAGAGCCAGTGTTTAGTACGGCTGGTAGATACTTATCGAAAGCGGCTTGCAGTTTACCTGTTTGCACACTCTCTAGTAAGTTCTGCATTACTCCTGCTTTTTCCTCATTAAGAGTAGAAAGCAATTCAGTCATCATCTTCTCACGAAGGTTAGACTCTTTAATAATACGAACTTCACGTTCTTTTGATTCAACTAACTTTTTAGTGTTGTTGATTTGTGTAATGGATTCTGCTAATTGACGATCTTTATCTTCTAATTTTTGCATTAGTTTTCTTGTCTCAGCTTTGTCATTTAAATGAGTAACTGAGAATTCACCTGCAAAGCTTTCGAAAATACGACGACCAAAGCTGTTTTCTTTTGCAACTTTAATATCTTCTTTCAACTGGCCTAGTTCACCCTTTAACTGTCCTGCTACAGCGATAGACAATTTCTTAGCAGATTCGGTCACAAAACGTGCCTTCAATGCTTCTAATTGTTTACGACCTTCAGCAACTAACTTAACCTTAGCTTCAACAACTGCCTGTTTATCTTGAGAGAACTCTTTGATTTCACGGGCTAGTGCGTGAACAATAAATTGTTCTAGCTTTTGTTGACTTTCTTTAGCGATAATACGATCTGAACGTAGTTCTTTGATTTCTTCGGCTAGTTTAGTAACCATAAAGTCATTGAATTTTGTTGCTGATTCACGTAGTTTCATTTGTGCTTTCACACGGTCTTCGTTCATTGCTTGCTTCTCAGAGTGAAATTCTTCAATTTCTTCTGATAGGCTTTCTGTAACCATCTTGTCAAGGGCTTCTACCATTACGCTTCTGTCATGTTCATAACGTTGTGCGAATTCTTCGTGTAATTCTGCACGGACTTGCTGGCGAGCCTCATTCAATTTAGATTCCCAGGCCTCATTTAACTGAGCCCCTACATCTTCATTGATAAGTCCACTGTCAAGTAATGGCTTGATAGCATCAAACATGCTTATTCCCCTTTGTTAATTTTGAGATCCTTGATAAGGCGCATTACTTCCTCTTTCAAGTACTTCTCTACTTTCTTGTCGCCTCTTGCGTCCTTTGCAATATCCAACAATTTATGACCATGACGCATATTCATCATACCTTCATAGATTGCTTTAGGATACGCATTTGGTGCGCTAGGTTGTGCAACAATATCCACAGTGACTATTTCAAAGTCACTAACTTTGCCGTTCATATCGTCAACGTTACCGCTGCCACGACTTGATACGCCGAGTTTCACACCACTCTCCAACATAGTCTTAACTAATTCACCCATTGGAGTTGGTAAAATCTTTAATTTGCCGAATCCATTAGCTCCGTCCATCCACATACTTGTTATCATATGTGATACACGGTCTAAGTTAATCTTTAAATCGTCTGGGTGATCTACTTCACCTAATACTGAGTAACCACTTGTAATTTGCTCATTTAGAGTTTGTACAGCGACTTCAATCTCAGCAACGGGATAAACACGCTCATTTGCGTTCTTTACCCCGCCCTGAATGAAGATGCCCTTCATATAAAGGTTCTTCTTGTCACCTTCACTGACAGACTCAACCACCATACCTGCGCGGTCAAATGTCAAGTGCTCTTTAAGATAAGCCATTTTCTCTCAGATTCCTTAAATGCGTCTTTTAGCAGGAGTTCTACGTGACTCTGCTACTGGACTACGAACTTTACCTGCTTCGTCTTTAGTGACTGGCTTTGGTGCTGATTCCAAGTCTGCATT